CAACGCTTGGGTAGATGGCGACGCTGATTACACAACAATAAGAGGTTTTGGAACTGAATTTAGAAATACAACCTTTTTCAGATGCAAAGACGACAAAATCAGGGTTAAGTGTGGTTGCTTTTATGGCGACTTGGAGGAGTTTCGCCAACAGGTTAAAGATACGCGAGATGGCAAAATCGCAAAAGAATATCTAATGATAGCCGACTTAATGGAATACCACTTTAGCGAGGACGAGTAATGGCAGGCACGAAAAAAGACACTCCGAAGAGTGCCCAAACACAAAAGAATCTTATCATAGAGGAACGCTTATTGTCAATTCTAGGAAGTAAGCCTAAATCAAAAGGCTACTTAGTAGGAATGATAGGAGAAAACGAAAGAACTATAAGGCTTGCTATAAGAAGTCTAAGAGAACAAGGCTATCCGATATGCTCCCTGACACACGGCAAAGGCTATTGGATGGGAAGCAAAGAGGATGTAAGGGCGACAGTAAATCAGCTAAGGTCAAGAGCGTTTAAGTTGCTCAGAGTAGCTAAGGTAATGGAGGGAATAGACCCTAATCAAATAACGATAGAGGAGATAGCAAATGTATAAATGGTGCGAAAGCTGTAACGAAGCCGTTGAGCCTAGACGAACAACAGACTACGCAAGATATGGCGAGTACACAAAAGAGGAAATCGTTTTAACTTGCCCCTACTGTGGAGCAGAACTCTTCGACAACGCAGTCAAGTGTGGTTGTGGAGAGTACATGAGAGAGGGAGAGGATATGTGCGAAGCTTGTTCTAGCGAGATTGACGAAACCCTCGAAGAAATCGAGGAATGGTTAAGGAATAGAGGGCACGAAAACCCTATAGAACTAATAGGAGAGAGGTTGGACAAATGGGATTAAAGTTTAGAAAGCTAAGAGCAGATGAAATTGATTGTAGGGTACAGTCAGTCACAGAAAAAGGGTTGATATTGCTACTGTATAAAGACGCAAGGTGCGATATGAATATCCTTGACGAAACAGTAGGTCCTGAAAATTGGCAAAGACACCACGAGGTAATTAAAGACAACCTATTTTGCTCAGTCGGTATCTACTTTGAAAATCGAAACGATTGGGTGTGGAAGCAGGATGTCGGAACCGAAAGTATGACTGAGAAAGAAAAAGGAGAAGCGAGCGACAGTTTTAAGCGAGCTTGCTTTAATTGGGGAATAGGTAGAGAACTATACACAGCACCGTTCATATTCATCAGCAAGACTGACTGTAATATCGTTCAGAGGAATGGAAAGTGGCAATGCTTCGATAAATTTATCGTAAACCAAATTAGCTATGACGACAACGGCAAAATTTCTGATTTAAGCATAGTTAATACTAAAAGCAATGTAGTTGTCTATAAGATAGGGAAAGCCGTTCCTAAAGGCAAAAAAACGGCTTCCAAAGAGCTGTTAAATGATGAGCCGATAGACCTATCCGAAGAACTAGCTACATCGACCGAAAAAAAGACATATATAGAGCTCTGCAAGGCTATGAATCTTGATGCAACAGAGATTTTAAAAAAGACAGGATGGACGAGTGGACCGATGACAAAGGAACACCACGGCAGAGCCTTAATCATCTTAAGGGATATTGAGAACGGCAAGGAGCAGTAATGAAATCAATAATACAGAGCGAGCGAGAGTGCTTTATCTGTGGCAGTCCTTATGTAGAAGAACATCATATTTTCGGTGGTGCGTATCGAAAGAAGAGCGAGCAGTACGGCTTAAAGGTTTTCCTTTGCCACTGTGACCACAACGAACCACCGAACGGAGTTCATCATAACAAAGCGACAATGCAATACTTCCACGAACTAGGGCAGAAAGCCTTTGAAAAGCACTATCCGAACAAAGACTTTAGAAAGGAGTTTGGGAGAAATTACTTATGAAAATATCAGACATTCAGCTAAGACTTTTATATCAAGTCGACCAAATATCAATCACTCTCCCTAAGGGTCAGCACAGACAAATCCTGGAACTAATCGACGGCATAAAGATTGACACAAACAAGGACTATGACATCATCATCAAACCTAAATCAAAGCGCAGAAGCCTTGACGCAAACGCGTACTTTTGGACACTTGTTGGAAAGCTAGCAGACAAGACAAGGCAGATGAAAACTGACATATACCGAAAGTTAATCTCCGAGGTCGGAGTATTTGAGATAGTGCCGATAAAGGCTGATGTTGTGGAACATTGGGTCAAGGTATGGGAGAAGCACGGTGAGGGGTGGATATGTGAAGACTTGGGAGAGTGCAAGAACTTTAAAGGCTATCACAACATCAAAAGCTACTACGGAAGTAGTACCTATAAAACCGATGAAATGTCAAGGCTTATAGATAGCGTGGTGGTCGAGTGCAAAGAGCAAGGAATCGAAACTCTGACACCTGCAGAACTAGAGAGGTTAAAGGAACAATGGGATGGATAAAGCTAGACAGAAACCTGCAAAGGCACTGGATATGGAATAAGGAACCATTCAGCAGAGGGCAAGCTTGGATAGACCTTTTAATGAGTGCTTGTTGGAGAGAACAAAAACAATTATTCAAAGGGAAAATACAAGTTCAACAAGTCGGAAAAGTATACATTTCAAAATCATATCTTGCTACTAAATGGCATTGGGATAGACGAAAAGTAGATAGGTTTTTAACCACCCTTGCTAGCGATGGAATGATACGACTTGAATGTACAACGGATGGTACAGTCATAGCCATTGAAAATTACGAGATTTATCAAGTTCGTGGTACAGCCGATGGTACAAGTGATGGTTTGGAAAACGGCGCAGTTAGTGACAACGAATGGACACGAAATGGTACATCGGATGGTACATCAGATAGTACAACGGCAAGCACTGAAAATAGAACCTTTGTAGGTGATAATGGTACAACGGATGGTACAAGTGATGGTACAAGTG